GCGGGAGGCCGCTCCATCGGCAGAAACCCCGTCGGGCGGGGGGATTTAGGGCTATCGGCACGGCCAAGGCTTCGCTTCATGGGCTTACGCTGATTAAAAAAAATCCCTGCCTCCCATGAAAGGGGGTATCTGTAACGAATTATAAATAAATCAAAACGATAAAGCCGTTTTGCTTCATTTACAATTCCTTACAGAGACTCCCCCTTTCATGGGAGGCAGGGATTTTTTGTAATCGCTTCACCCCATACGCTCAGCCTCGTCCGCACCGATAGCCCTAAATCCCCCCGCCCGACGGGGTTTCTGCCGATTCCGCTACTACCGCTTAGCGGGGCTTCGCCCCTGCACCCCCGCCCCACCGCTAACCTAAACCACCCCGATAGGACGGCTGCGCCCCGATGGGCAGCCATCCGTGCAGGCGGCGGGAACGGCAGGGCAGCGGCCATCCGTGCAGGCGGCAGGCACGGCAGGGCAGTTAAATTAACTCCTCAAATCCCGCGCCCGATTCCAAACTTCACCAGCTTCCCGAGCGATTCTCGCCGCATTCTTAATCTGCTCCGGCGTCAAATTCTGCGGCTGCGCTATCAGACGGCCGTCAAAGAAAACCTGCCCATCCTCTTGCCCGCGTTCAAATTTGAAAACCCAACCATCAACATGCGTTGCGGTTTGCGATTCAAAATCAACAGCCCAGCGTCTTTGCCAATTCCTGTTATCGTGCGTCATCTTTCAACCTCCTCAAATGTGCCTTAACCCAGCCGGAGAAATCCGGCAAAGCTGCGGCTAGCTCAATTAAATCGGCCTCGCTTTCACGGTTAAAAGCAACCGTTTTTTGAAACCGCTTTTGCGTCAGATACTTTCGCTGCGCTTTTTGGCGCGAATTCTCTTTTTCCATAAATATCCTAAAAAAGAATGCCGCCTTTCGACGGCACTATCAATTAAATTTTTCCGCGATTAGAGAAATAGGCAACCACCCTTTGAAGTCTCGCGCAGGCAGCGTCTAACTCTTTTTTATCGTTCCTTTCAGCCGACATCCACTGCGAAACAGCAGAGCTTAAAACAGCCTTCTGATTTTGTCTCTGAACTTTCGGCAGCTTTCTAACAAGCTTATAAACCTCGTTTGCGACAACCATGAAATTACTGGTATCAACTTTTAACATATTTAACATCCTTACCCCTGATAGTCCGAGGCGCGACTTGCGCAACGTGCGCTATTTCTTGATGTTTTGAATTATAGACTAGTCTATATATCAAATCAAGAATTCAGCCAATTATTTACAATAATTAACAAAAAAACCGTCTGCTTTTCAGACGGCCTTTACAGGCTATTGCGCAGACGGCCCGTCTCCGAATTTGGGCGTCGGCAGATACTTGTCCCGGCCGGACAAGGCCAGCACCGAACCGCCGCCGCTACCAGAGCCGCTTTCCGGCTGCATGACCTGCTGTACATTCTCCTGTTGCTGTTGCTGCTTTTGCTTATAAGGGTTAAATGGCAGACCGTCGCGGACATACTCCATGCACAAATCACGGCCTATTTCACGGATTTTGGTTGCCTGCTCACTGTAACAGTTGCAGCTTTTGCCGTTCTGTATACAGGCCGTTGCGTACTCGAACGCGGCCACTTGACGAACGCCATCATAAATCGGCTTTGATTCGACCATCTCGGGAATAGTGGGTTTGAACATCTCCGCCGGCAGTTCGCACTCGACCTGCGTCGCCCACTCCCACCCGAGCCCCGCGCCGCCGGCCGGCCCCCCCCCCCCCCTCCCCCCCCCCCCCCCCCCCCCCCGGGGGGGGCCCGGAGAAGCCGCAACTTTATCGGCAGACTCCTTCTTTTCAGCCATGCCAGACAATTTCTTATACGAATCCATGCCAAAATAAACCATGCCGCACAAAACCGCAGGGATAATCCAACGGACTTTGCTTTTAGGCGTCTTCACTTTGGTATGAATCTGCGCCGATTCGTATAGCTTGAAAACGCTTTTATCCAGCCTGTAAACAGAATGCTGTCCGTTTTTCGCCTCCGAACGCGGATTGTTAGCGCAATAGTCCCAGTAATACTTGACCCGAAAACCCAAAGGATTCTTATGAATATGATAATGCGCCCCGACAAGGTCGCGGACATTCTTGTCTATGCGCGCCGGCATTTGGGTAATCAGATAAATATCCAGCCCGAAATGCCGGTGAACATGGAGAAATTCCACCAAATCGGGAGCTTTGGAATTGGAAGAGCGGGGCGGAAACACCCGCTGCGCCTCATCAATAACGAAAACAGAGCCATGATATTCCTCTTCTTTCGCCCATTCGTGCATATTCAATACGCCGCAGCCATCCGGGAACGGCTCGATATTATCCAGTTTCAGACCTTTAATACCGTCAACAAAAACCTTACGCCCCTGAAATTCCTTATTCTTTGCCAATTCGGAAACCATATAGAGGGTTTTACCCGCCCCAGGCGTTCCCGTAATCAAAGTAATCACTTTTTACCCCCTTTCGGACCTGCAATCTTCATGGTTTTTTCCCCCAACTTCCAGCCCATAGCCAAAGTATACGCACCAATCACAATATTCAGTGCCTCACCAGCACCTGACAAATAAAAAAGATAGATAAAATCCACAGGAAGGCCATTCAAATAGCCTCCGACCTTATCCCAAAAATATTCAAAAACTTTGTCAACCGTTTCCGTTGCGACAAAATAAACACCGATTGCCGATAAAACTTTGAAAATCGCTTCAACAATTATCGGGACAAGCGCAGCTAACCAAGCAGGCATAATTCACCATCAATCCGATTTAGAAACAACAGCCCCGAAACAAATCGAAGCGGAAACGATATAAGCGAAAGCAATCAGCAACGGCCTTAGCCTCAACGCCACATCACAAATCACATGATAAGAAAACGCAAAATTTCCCCTTGCGTTCAAAACTTGAAATTGAAATTGTCTCGGCATTGGACACTGGCCAACCTCATTGAACCGACTAGCCTTCTGATACTTGAAACCACCTTGCTTGCCGTTCAAACTTCCCCAATCCGCACCAGCAACGGTTGCTTCGCCACTTTCCGATCCGTTGCCCTTACCTTCACCCGAACCACTGCCACTGCCTTCACCTTTGCCCCTGCCATCCTGATCACCTTGTCCGGCACCTTTGCCATTGCCTTTGTCATTTCCACTTTCGCTGCCATCCCCGCTTTTCCCCTTGCCGTTTTTTTCCAAATTTCCAATCTGCCTACTGATATTGTTTAACGTTTTGTTCATCTGGCCGAGAGAATCAAGGATTCCGCCCATGCCTTTTAAAATGGCCGCATTGTCGGAATTGCCGCCGTCTTTCCTGCCATCTTGACTTTCCTTGCCGTCTTTCTCATCCTTGCCGCCTTCATCGCTTTCCTTACCGTCTTTGCTTTCCTTGTCTTCTTTTTTGTCTTTTTCGTCGTCTTGCTTGTCTTCCGTCATTGGACGTTTGCAGACTGTTTTACCGCTTCTACTCGTGCCAAATCGAACCGTGCCGGAAGAGCAGGAATCATCACAAATCAAATAATTATTTGATTCTGTATCAATTACTTCACCCCATTGGAGACCACCATTTACACTTCTACCGGTAATACAAGCTTTTTTGCCACCAGAAATTGAAACAACGCCATTCGGACAAAGATCATCAGTTCCACCGGCTAACCGACATTGACCGCCAGAAGGGGGGACATAGCCAATACCGCCACCACCCGAACCCGTACCACCGCTACCCGAGCCGCTGCCGCCTGATCCGCCGGTGCCTCCGCCACCGCCCGAGCCAGTACCGCCCGAACCACTACCCGAGCCACTGCCGCCACCTGTTCCACCACCATTAACCGAACCTGCACCACCTTTGCTACCGCCACCAGTCCCACCGATGCCGGTATTAGAGCCATCTCCCCGACCATCACCGCCACCACTACCACCCATACCACCCGCCCCATTTTTATTCAAATCAACCATTTTCATCGCATCCCCATTTTTACAAACAAACTTTCCATATTTTTTACTTGTATAGCTGTATCCGTCAGGCTTTCCGGTACAGGAATTAACCGTTTTAGACATTCCCGACCCATCACGCTCTTCAACATCGCCTTCCGCCCACAAAGGCAAAGAAAAAGCCGCCACGAAGACGGCCAGCAGGTACTTTTTCATAATCCGAAAATTCCAAATACCGCGAAAACACTCATCAAGAAAAGAGCCGCCATCAATCCTACAAAAAACACGGTTTCCAATTTATCCATTTATCCCCCTTATTCAAAATACGGCCTATGCGCCCGGGCGTCTTGCGGATGCGGGCGGGGCGGCGCCGCCGCCCCCCCCCCCCCCCCCCCGCAAAGACTTCCGCGCTTTTCGGCCTCATTTTGAAAACAGTATGTATCCAGCCAAAGAAACGACGACAAAGCCAAAGACAAAATAAAAATCAATTATCATCATTACCGCCAATCGAATAAATCAATCGGTAAATTTGTTTGAATCCGAACGAAACAGCCGCCACCAAAACCAGCAGCACGCCGAAATACGCGCCTTGATATACCTGATCGGAAGGGCTGCATTCGGGAAAATCCAGCTTCACCACCCGCCCCATATACTGCCACTGCCCCCCTACCAATTCGGGACGGGACAAAGAGCCGTCCCGAAGGTAGAAAGGCGGCATTTGGGACAGGATCAGATCATTTGCCTGCTGTTCGCTAACACACTGATAACCGACCCTGTACAAAGCCATTTGTTTCAGCCTCTCACTTCATACCGCGCACGAAGCCCCAAGCGATACGGAAGGCGGAAATACCAATAACGACAGAAGTCGCCGCCAAACCAATCGAAGTAATGATTGCCACAATTTGGGAAACGGCCTTTACGACTTCCGTACCAAGCGAGGAAATATCAACGCCGGAAGAATCCGCATGAGCGGAAACGGAAGCCACGGCCAGAACGGCCGGAACAGTGGCTTTGTATGCAAAGCCTTTCACTTTTTGCATTTTAGACATGTGAGTCTCCTTAATTAACACGATTTGCCGCCGTTCAAAGGCAGGCGGCGAGCCCTTGAAATCAGGATGTCTTTTTGTCTTTCTGATCATCCAGCACGCGCAGGGACTGCACGACGCGGATCAGGTTTTTGCCTTTTTTGGCTTCCATGTAACCAATGTCCACTTGAACGGGCAGTTTGCCTTTCAGGTGCATCAATTCGTGATGGCGGGACTCGGGGCCGTATTCGAGCTCAAAGGTTTCTACGCCAAATTCCTTGGGCGAACCCTCGTAAATCGGAATCTCGCAGGTAATACGGGTATAGTCGTATTCCACGCCGTTATCGGTTACGCCTTTATTCCAGGCTACTTTTCGCAATGTCATTACTGGCATTTTGTTTACTCCATTTGGTCGTTTAATTGCCGGTTTACTTTGCCCGCCAAGACGGGGCAGGGCGGGGCTTTACTTATTCCGCCGGCCGTTCGGAATCGGTAATAGGTAATGGGGTGAATTTGGGGTTAAGCAGCCATGAAGGCGTGGCGTAGCGTGCCCAATCAAGCTCTTCAAGATATTCTTTCAGGACTTCCACATAATCCGCGCGTACCTCGCCCGTTTCCTGATGGCACTTGATGCGCAGCCACGCATGTCTGTCCCGCCTGATGGCTTCGCGTTCAATTTCCGTTTCCGCCTTGTAAATCAGACGGCTGAATCCTTTTGCGGCCATTCTTTCCAGCCGTTCTTTCTCCTTCAAGAAATCCTGCATGCTGGAATATTTCCGCACCGGAGCAGGACGCGGCGGCGTCTGCATTCTTTCGGGCGCGTTGTCTTTCGTGCGCAGTTCATTTAATTCGCGCTCGGATTTGATCTGCCGTCTGCGCTCATGAATCTGCCTGATCACGAGGTGGCCGCAGTCAAAGGCTTCTTTTTTCAGACGGCGCGGCATTTCCTTTTTGCCGTCTTTCAGAACTTCTTTAATCGTTTTGTCATCCATGCCGTATTCTTCAAGCATCACGATGGCACGGCCGCACTGCATAGACGCGTACTTAATGACATGTTCTACTGAAATTTCTTCAATTTTTTTTTTGACTTCCGCCCTAAACGGCGTTTCTCCATATTTGGCGGCCAACAATTCAAGGGCGGGATAGGCACCGGCGAAATAAGAGCCGGGTTCTACAAGCATATCGGGCAGCAGCAGATAATCACGATTGCGAATTTGGACTTCCACACGCACCCACGGGCTTTGCGAATCGCCCTGTTCTTTGCCTTTCTCATAGACGCGGCAGATTTTGCTTGCACCCCTTGCGCCTATTTGGAACGTGCGGCCTGTTCCCTTGTCCAGCAGCCAATCACCGCCGATACATTCGGCCTGCGGCTTGGCGCGGTATGTTGTGTACAGATCAGCTTCCCATTGCTGTTTGGCCTGATCGCATGTGTATTCACCGTTCAAAAAGTCATGTGACAGATCAATTCGGGTTATGTGGCATTGCGTTTCATGCTCGGCCATGAAGTCATAAAGACGATGCTCCCAACCGGAAGCGGCTGCATTCACGCCCATGCCGGAGAAGGAGAAACAGACGGTATCGCCCACTTTCGCGCCACCCATGGCAAAAAAGCCGTATTTGCACTCGTCTGTTCCGAGAAGGAAGGAGCGTGCGTATCCGTGGCGGCCGTTTTTTTCCGGGCCGATCTCAAAGCCCATCACATCCACCAGCCACGCAGAGGCGGCGCACAGCATGTCTTCTTTGTCCATGCCCATGCTTTCGGCCATTTCCTTAAATACGGAATCCCTGAACACGATTGTCAGATAGTCGATGAAGGCTGCCTTGCCGTTGCCGCGTTTCAGCGGGATGGTTTTTGTTTTGCCGTTCGCCCTTACGACGTGTTCATAAGAAACGCTTACCAGGGCGGCAGTTCTTCCGTTTAAATCCCAGCCCTCTGCTTTTTCAGCTCCCCCCGTGTTACTAGTGGGGGGGTTAAGCACCGCTTGGGCGGCCGAGTTGCGGGAGGCGGTTACAGGGTTAAGGCTGCGCATAGCTGGCTTTCTTACGTTTTCTAAGAAAATATATAATTGGCGCAATCTTAAATTCACAGATTATATAAAGTCAAGAAATATTTACACCGAATAGCAGAAAGTGTAGCTTCTTAGAAAATGCGTAAATTGAAAGGAGGCCACATGCCGAGCAAGCACATACAAGATGAGATTTGGGAAAAAGTGCGCGAAGAGTTTGTCCGCGCCGTCGTTTTAACTAAATCCGGCTTCAAAGAAACCGAGATTCTCAACCTACTAATCAAGAAGGGGATAGAAGCAGTCCGAGATGAAGACTACCTCACCTTCGTCATGGAAAAAGACAGGAAAAGGCCGTCTGAAAAACCGCCCGCACACCGTTAGCATTTGCGAACGTAGCCGCATTTTGCCGCCGCCCGTAAAATAAGCCTTACGAGTAACCGTAAGGCTTTGTTTTATCATGAGAAACGCCGCGCAATGGCTGGATTTGTTCAAAAGGTACAAAAATATCCGCTCCGACTACAAACTGGCCGACCATTGGCATGTCAGCCAGAGCCGTATCAGCCAGTACCGCAGCGGCCGTCTGAAACTGCCGCTTGCGTTCGTGCTGGAAATTGCGGAGGAATGCGGCCGCGACCCGTTGGAAATTATTGTTTCGCTTGCGTATCCGAAGGCGAGGGAGCAGGACAAGCCCGGTTTGTCCGATGTGTATTGGCGCGTTGCCGTCTCAGGCATCATGCACGAGATGCGGATAAATTCCTTGCCCGTCGGCTGGCGGCCTCGCCGTTAGCAAATGCTGGTTCGCATAATTAGGGACTTACGTTAAATTCTAGAACCTTTCGCACTTGGCAGAGCACGCAGGGGCGCAGGGCAGGGCGGCCACCCGTCAGCGGCAGGCACGGCAGAGCGGCAACCATCCGCGCACGGAATGCCGCGCTTCGCGCTGGTTCGAGGCGGGAGG